ATTGACCAATGGTCAAACGAAAACATGATGGTTTTCAATGTCACAGAAATCATTTGCCCTGTTATTGCGGGTCAGACCCAATACACAATTGGCCCTAATCCATCGACTTTGAACTTTATCGGTGCATCGTTTACAGGCTCAATTGCGGGAAATATTCTGACCGTAACCGCCATCGCCTCTGGTGCTATTGCACAAGGGCAAACCCTAAGTGGCACAGGCATCACAGCTGGCACAAAGATTACTCAGTTCCTGACAGGCGCTGGTGGCAACATTAACGAGGTTGGCACATACCAACTTAATATTTCTCAGACGGTTGCATCCACATCCATTACGGCTTACTACCAAAAGCCTCTGAATATTGATTCAGCGTTTGTTCGTGTGAACACCACATCAAACGGTCAACCCATTACGGGTGGTGGCTTGGACTACCCAATGTCGGTCTTGGCTCTCCAAGACTATGAAATGATTGGCTTGAAAACCTTGAACGGCCCTTGGCCCAAGGCGGTTTACTTTAATCCTGGCTCAGATTCAGGCAATCTTTTCATTTGGCCTAGCCCCTCCCAGGGCGAAATGCACTTGTTTGCCAATACCTTGTTTAGCCGTTACGATTCTATGTATGAGGACTTAGCGTTGCCACAAGGCTATTCAATGGCCCTCAGATGGTGTTTGGCAGAGCGTTTAATGCCTATGTATGGTAAAGCCTCTGCAACGCAAATAGCGATGATTCAGACCTTTGCGGGTCAGGCCAAAGCTACATTGAAGCGCACCAATATGTCACCCCTCCAAGTGGCACGTTACCCAGATGCGTTGCTTACTGGTAAGGCTAAAGACGCTGGATGGATTCTCACAGGCGGCTTTATTTAAGGGACTACCATGCCAGATTTCGGTTTTGTCGGCCCATCCTACGAAGCACCGAGCATTTACCAAGATGCTCAAGAGTGCATCAATTTCTTTCCTGAAGTTGACCCTGCTAAACAGCAAGGTGAACGTGGGGTAATTGCGCTTTACCCAACGCCAGGCTTAACCGTAAAAGCGGTTTTCCCTAATCAGCAAGAAGTGCGTGGGCTTCATTCTGTTTCTGGTGGTGAACAACTTATTGCAGTCTGTGGGCCTTACGTCTATGCGCTGACAGCCAACCTTGTCCCCTCTGTGATTGGTCAACTTAATTCCAATTCTGGAATAGTCAAGATTACCGACAACGGGGTCAGTGTTTACATTGTGGACGGTGCTTATCGTTACACCTGGTATATCTCAAGCCCTGCAACTGCGGTGTTTCGAGGTTCAACAAGTGGCACAACGTTGACTGTGACAAATGTTTCTAGCGGAACAATTGCCATCAATCAGTCTTTATATGGCGTTGGAATACTGCCAGAAACCGTGATTACAGCGCTTGGATCAGGTTCTGGTGGTGTGGGTACATACACCATCAATAGAAGTCAAACAGTAGCCTCTGAAGCGATGAATTCGGCTACTGTGGGCGCTGTGGTGACTGCAACCATTGCGGGTTCGGTAATGACTGTTTCTGCGGTCACATCGGGCGTTCTCCATGTTGGACAGACCGTTCAAGGTGCTGGCGTGACGCTTGGCACAATTATCACGGCTTTGGGAACGGGAACGGGTGGCGTTGGAACTTACACATTGAGCGTGGCAAGTACGGTAGCCGTTGGCGTGACCATGTATGGCATTAACTTTTCTGTTTTGCCATCCACAGACGGTGCGTTTAGCGGTGCAAACACCGTGGACATTATTGACAACTACTTTGTCTATAACAACCCAACAACGCAGCAATGGGGCGCTAGTGACCTTTTGTCACCTATTTCACCCCAGACTAGCTATTCACTAAAAGACGGTGCGCCAGATGATCTGGTGGCTTTGATCGTTGATCACCGTGAAGTTTATCTGATGGGTGAGATTTCATCTGAGGTGTGGACTGATGTGGGAACTGTACCGTTTCCATTCCAAAGGATTCCTGGCACATCTACCCAACACGGTATTGCAGCGCCATTTTCCTTGTATCGCCTTGGCAATTCGTTTGCTTACGTTTCACGCAACAATCGTGGACAAGCCCAGATCATGCAAATGCAAGGCTACATCCCACAGCGGATTTCTACCCATGCAGTTGAGAACACTCTAGCCAATCAAAATGTAGAAGATGCAATAGCATGGACTTATCAACTTGAGGGCCATGAAGTCTATGTGGTGACGTTTCCATCGTTGAATTTGACATGGGCTTATGACGCTACAACGCAAATGTGGCACAAGTGGCTTTACACGACTAATGACAATCAGTTTGAGCGTCATCGTGGTAATTGCTGCGCTGTTTTCCAAGGTTTAGTCATTATTGGTGACTATGAAAACGGCAAACTGTATGAATTGGACAAAACTAATTACACAGATGACGGTCAGAATGTGCGCAGATTACGCAGAGCGCCTCACTTGGTGACTGAATTTCAACGTCAATATTTTGATGAATTGCAGATTCAATTTCAGCCAGGCGTGGGGACAACGGGTCTTTCTGCTGTAATTCAACAGATCAATTTGCAAAGTCCTTATGTCATCACACCGACTGGAACTCTTACAATTGGGGCATTGGATACTGTTTATTTAGGTGAATTTAATACCATTAACCAATTTACACCTACAACTTATCCACAAGCGATGTTGCGATGGTCAAATGACGGTGGTTCAACCTGGTCAAATGAACATTGGACAACTGTTGGTCAGATGGGTAAGTACAGAAATCGTGCGATTTGGCGCAGATTGGGAACGGCCCGTGACAGAATTTTTGAGGTATCGGTGACCGATCCTGTGAATTTCGTCATCATTTCAGCAAACCTTAAAGTACAAGGGGCAGAAAACTAATGGCTTCTCCTGGACTCTCTAGCACACAACAAGTCAACCCCTATCCACAAGCACCGTTTTTGGATGGGGCGACTAACCGTCCCTCGCGGTCTTGGCAACAGTTTTTTATTAACTTGTTGAATTTCAGTTCTGCTACAACTGCAACGACTGGATCGGCTACGTTGCCAGCCAACCCTGTTGGTTTTATGAATGTCACAGTCAATGGTAAGCCTTACAAAGTGCCTTATTACAATGTTTGAGAAAGTTTAAGTCATGGACAACACAATAAATTCATTAGTTTCTCAAGCTGCTGGCGGTATAAGTGATCAGCAAATTCGAGACTTTTTGGCAACAAATCCAAACCAGCAGCAATTGACTGCGGCAATGCAAACTTATGGTGTATCGCCAGAGAGAGTTTTTAATGCAGCTGGTGTGGGCCAAGGTAGCACTTTAAATGTTGGTGGCACGATTTACCAACCTGAATATCAGCAAATTGGAAGCGGTGAAGATCAACAACTTGGTGGTTTGCAAAATATCTATGCTTATCAAGCAGACCAAAACCAAACTGGTGGTGCATACAACCAATATGACGCACAAGGCAATTTAGTTCGCACAGGCACACAACAAGCGGTTGACAATTCAATGTTGCCGTTTTTGTTGGGTACTGCGGGTTTAATGTTTGGCGTGCCTGGTCTTGGCGAGGCGGGTGGTACAACTCTTGGATCATTAGGAACTATTGGTTCAGATTTAGCTGGTTTGAGTGGCATCCCTGCTGGAACTGGTGCATTGACAGCTGGAGAAGCGGCAGCGTTATATGGTGGTGGAACAGGGCTTACAGCAGCTGGCGCTGGTGGGCTTGGTGGTGCAACTGGTGCGCCTGGGCTTGGTGGTTCTTTAGGTTCAGGATTAACGACAGCGGGTGCTGGTGGTTTAGGTGGTTTATCTGGCGCAAGTGGTTTAGGCGGTTCTTTAGGTACTGGTTTGACCACAGCTGGTGGTTTGGTTGCGGGAAATTCTTTATTAGGTGGTTCTACCCTTGGTTCTACTTTGGGCGGTTTAACTACTGGTGCGGGTGGTTCTCTTTTAGGGTCAACTTTAGGCTCTACCCTTGGTTCTACTTTGGGTAGCACCGCTGGCTCTACACTTGGATCAACTTTAGGCAGTACGGCTGGTTCTACATTAGGTTCTACCGCTGGTTCTACGCTTGGTTCTACATTGGGTTCTACTGCGGGTTCTGTTTTAGGGACTACTTTAGGAACTGGCCTAACTTTGTCTGCGCTTGGCAATTTGTTGGGAACAGGCTCAAATGCTTCTGCTATTGCAGATGCTAGAAACCTGATTAACCAATATGGCACACAAGCTGGAACAGCGCTTTCTAATGCTTATCAAAACGCACAAAATATTGGTGCAGCCAACCGCACAGATTTGGGAAACATTTACAACAATGCTTCTACAAATATGCAGAATTTGTATAACCAGCAAGTTGGCTACCAAAATCCTTATCAGGACATTGGAAGGGCTGGTTCTCAAGGTTTGTTGGCAAATCAAGATTATTTGACCCGTCAATTTACCAATGCTGACTTAAACTCTAATTTAGCCCCTAACTACGCATTCCAATTGCAACAGGGCCAGATGGCTAACCAACGTGCTGGCAACATGGGCGGTGGTGCTTTGGGCGGTAATGCTTTACAAGGTTTGCAACGCTATACCCAAGACTATGCGGGTAATGCTTACCAACAAGCGTTCAAGAACTTCCAAGACCAACGCAGTAACATTTACAACAACCTGGCTAACATGGCTAATATTGGCACAACGTCAGCGGGTCAATTGGCTAGTCTTGGTGCTAATTACGGCTCTAACATGGGTTCATTGGCTTCTGGCTATGGTGGCAACCTGACAACGGGTGCTGGTCAAGGCATGAATGCTGCCAACGTCTATGGCCTCAATGCGGCTAACCTGGCAACTGGTTTGGGATCGGCTTTGGCAAGTAACGCCACAGCTGGTGGTGCTAACACAGCAAATGCTTTGAGCAACCTTGGCAATACAGCGTTGCTTGGCTCTATGATCAAAGCGACATAAGGATAAATCATGCCTGACTTTTCAATGAATGTGAACTATCCCAAGCCACAAGGTCAAACCCTTGGGGAAATGCTGAACATGGCTTCTGGCATCCAGAACTATCAGCAAGCGCAGCAAATGAATCCTTTGGCCTTGGAAAAGGCTCAGATTGAAAATCAAACTCTAAGACAAGCTAACCAGGAACGATTGGCTTTACAAGATTTCACAAGCAATCCTGAGAATTGGCAGACAAATGGTCGAATTGACATGGATAAGATCAATTCGGTTATTCCTAAAATTGCGCCATTAACAGGCTCAAAAGTTATTACTGAATTAAGTGGACTTCATAAAAGCCAAACTGAAGCATCTAGCGCCAAACAAAATTTGACACAATCACAGCGTGAAATTATTGCCAACCGAACTGGTTTGCTTGGTCGTTTGGGCGTTCAAGACCCCAAAATTGTTTTAAATGAACTTAATCGTTTAAAAGAGGAAAACCCTGATAGTCCTGAGCTGTACCGTTTGATTGATGCTTACTCTGGCCCATTGAGCAAGGCACAACCAGGCAAACACATTTCTGAGGACATGGTTCGTTTAAGCCAGTCTATGCTGTCACCAGCACAACAACAAGAGGCCTTGTCGCCTAAAGTTGGAACAATGGACGTTGGCCCAGGTTTCCAGCCTTACACACAACAACCTTTTATTGGTGGTCAACAACCGTCTATTCAAACAACTGGAACAGTTATTCCTAAAGATATTAGTCCTGGCATTGTTGAAATTTCAGGCGTTAAATATTATCAAAAGCCGTCTATGACTGGCGGTGCGCCTACATTGACGCCTGTTGGTGAAACTGGAACAACTCCAGCCCCCGCAGCAGCTGGTGCGCCAGCCCCCGCAGCTGGCACACAGAAACCTTTAATTGTGGAAGATATGCCTGTTCCTAGAACTGCTATTCCGCAATTAAATGATTTCCAAAAACAGCGTTATGAATCAGGAACTAACCTGATCAAGAGTTCTGTTGATGCTGCCAATGCAGCCACAGAAGGCGAAGAAACATCACGCCAAATCAAAAATTACATGGGTGCAGCTGCTGGAAGCGCACCAGGTCAATTTTTGCGTAAAGCTGGCAAATGGGTTGCGGGTGATCCACAGCTAGAAATTCTTAGCAAAAACTTGGCTGATCAACAATTGCGCAATATTAAGTTGATGGGCGCTAAAACTGACGCAGCTGATGCTGACGTTAAAGCAGCAAGCGGTAATGTTGATTTGACCCGTGAAGGTTTGCAAGCCATTGTGGACAGAACTGACGCAAGCAATACAGCTGTCAAAGCGTTCCAAAAGGGTTTAAAGCGATACACAGACCAAGGCTTAAATGGTATTGTTCACGCTGATAAATTTAAAGAAGCCTGGGGCGACAATTACGATGTGCGTGTGTTTAAGGCTATGAACATTAACCGTTCAAACTTGTCTAAAGCACAAAAAGATTTGGAAAGACAAAAAATGTTAAAAGGTTTGTCTGATGCCGAACTTAAAGACTTGCGTGACAAAGCCGCTAACATTGAACGATTAGAAAACGGTGGACGATAATGGCACTTGCTGACTTCTTTACCAGACCTAGTTCAGAAGCGCCAAGCGAGGGTGGTCTAAGCCCTGACTTGGCAGATCGTCTTGAACAAGCCAAGGCTGCTTATCTAAAGCAGTATGGCAAACCCATGCCTATTACAAGTGGGTTTAGGACTAAAGAAGAACAGCAGCGTCTGTTTGACCAGCGCAAAAACAATCCTAATTTGGTTGCACAACCAGGCACTAGCTTGCACGAAACAGGCAATGCGGTGGACATTGGCACAACCGTTCCTGAAGCGTTTTTAAATCAATTTGGCATTCATCGTCCATTGGGCAAAAAAGACCCTGTTCACGCTGTTTTAATGCCCTCTCAAGCACCATCTGAAGGTGGCTTGGCTTCTTTCTTTACACGCCAAGAAGGTGAACAAGCGCCTAAAGAACAAGACCTGACAAAACCTTTTGTTGGTTATCGTCCAATGCGTAGGGCTGGCGCTGCTGAAGCCCAGCAACCAACGTCACCAGAAGCCCAGCAAGCTGGTCAAGAAAGAGCCAAAGAAGGCAGTTTCTTGCGTGACCTGGCACTAGGCGGTGCATCGTTGGCTGACATGACAATTGGCGGCATATTGCCTCAAACTGGTCAAGTTGTTCAGGCTGTGGCTAGACCATTTACCACTCCCAAGCGTGCTGAAGAACTTGGCGGTATGGTTACATCAACACTTGAAAAGCCATTTGGTAAGACTTTGGGCGCTTTGGGCGTGGGCCAAGGAACTGAAAGCCCAGCATACAAACAAGAGATGTTTCGTTCAGCAATGGACGCATTTGCGCAAAAAGGTGTTGAGCCAACTGCTGAAGCTATTGCACAAACAACTGGAATGCCAATTGAAGATGTGCGCAATATGCTTGGAACAGCGATGATTGGTGTTGCCCCTACTGTTGGCAAATATGGCGCTAAAGGGGTAAATCTTGCCAGGGAAGTGGCTGGTGATGTGCGTTCACAAATGCAACAGCAAATGGCTGTTAAGCAAGCCCAAGTTCAACCAACTGCCCAACCAGGTGGAATGCAAAGCGCTGGTGCAGCTGCTGCTGTGCCTGAAAATGTATTGCGTGGCAATATCAATGCAGCCATTGCCGAAGCAAGTCCTGAACTTCAGGCTCACATTGCAAGCAAAAATCCAAGGGCGGTTGATTTGCCAGCTTTGGAAACACGCAGTCTTGAAGAAAAACATGGTGTTAATTTAACCCGTGGTCAACGCACAGGCGACACAGGCCTCTATTCCCAAGAATGGAATAAACGTGGCGAAACCAGCACATTGGGAGAGCATTTTAATGAACAGCCTAAACAATTTAAATCTGCGTTTGAAAACTCAATTAGAAAAAATGCGCCTGACATTTCAGAAACTGATCCAAGCGCTATTGGACAAGTTCAAATAAATGCGTTGGCTGCCAAAGACGCTAAACGAGTTCAAGCAATTGATGCAGCTTATAAAGACTTTCGTGACCAATACGTTCAATCACGCCAGGCAGCTGGTTTGCCTGTGGACAAAGACTTTCCTGTTGATGGAAATTCATTCCTGAAAAATACAGAATCTGCTCTTAAAAATGAACTGTTGCAGCATGACGTCCCTCCAGCAATTAAATCATTGCTTGATGATATTCGTCAAAACAATGGCAACATGACATATAGCGAATTTATCAATTTGGATAAACGATTAAGCGCTAAAACAAAAGAGGGCAATGGAAGTGAGAGAGCCGCAGCGTATGTAATTCGCCAACAATTACAAGACTTGCCCTTGTCTCCAGAGGCGGCTGCGCTTCAGCCCTTATATGAAAACGCTAGGAGTTTAGCTAAAGAGCGCTTTGACACAATTAGAACTAATCCAGCATACAGGGCCGCCATCAATGAAGCTGCTGATTTGAAAGAATTAGCATCAACTGGCGAAAGTCTTAAAGCTGACAAGTTCCATGACAAATTTGTCACCAAAGGAACGCCTGAATCCATCCGCAGAATGAAAGCTGAATTGGCAGATGATCCGCAGGCCGTTCAAGCAATGGTGGCTGGTGAATTGCGCCAGGCTATGCGTAAAGCTGGACTGGCAACCGATGTGCCAGATTTAAACCCTAAAACATTGGCAAACTACATTCACGACAATAAAGGTCGTTTGCAAGAGGCTTTAGGACCACAGGGTATGCAAGACCTGATGGAGTTGACAGCGCTTTCAAGTAAAGTTGGAATGCCCAAAACAGGCACATTTAACTATTCCAACACGTTTAGTGGAATGCTTGGCGAATTGGCAAAACAAGGTTTATCAAGCGCAGCTGAAGCAAAACTAGCCACTATGACTGGCGGTGCATCTATCCCTGCTGTTTCACTTGGCAAATCGTGGATGCAAAAATTGAACAAAGAAGGATTTGCACGAGAAGCTGTAAGTCCTTACGGTGGCTTAACTAAGGACTAAACATGGCAGTCAATCTTTCCCCTATTGGTAACGGTTTCCAATTCTTTACCAACACAGGCATTCCTTTGAATGGTGGGTACATCTATACCTACCAAGCTGGTTCTACAACTCCCTTGGCGACTTACACAACGTCAGCGGGTACGACTTCTAACACCAACCCCATTCAATTGGGAACTAGCGGACGTCCCCCACAAGAGATTTGGTTGACTTCTGGTTATTCCTACAAATTCGTTTTGACCGACTCTGCCAACGTGCAGATCGCCACTTATGACAACCTTTATGGCATTCTGGGAACAAGCGCCAGCACAACCCCAATCCCTGCGGGTAGCATCATCATGTGGTCAGGCTCTATTGGTGCAATTCCAACTGGTTACTATTTGTGCGATGGTCAGAACGGCACACCTGATTTGCGTGACCGCTTTGTGGTGGGTGCGGGTAATACTTACGCTGTGGGTAATACTGGTGGCTTTACTTCAAACGTGGCGGGTTCAGGCGGCACAAACTTGCCTTTGTACTATGCGCTTGCATTTATCCAAAAGGCCTGAAATGTCTGACATTGATTTGGTTAAGTACGGGGTACTTTGGCAAAAAGTTGAATCAATGGAAGCCAAAATTGACAAGATGGAGGCCCAGCTTGAAACCCTTATTGAACTGGCAAACAAAGGCCGTGGCGGTTTTTGGATGGGCATGGCATTTGTGTCTGCTATATCAACACTTCTGGGCTACATTAGCCATTACTGGTCAAAGTAAATGAATGCGCTGGCTCATTCTGATTTTGTTGTTTGGGCTAGTAAGTGCAGTAGCAAAGAATGGCTGTCATGTTCGAGAGTTTTACGGAATTGGTTACACCATCCATGATCCAACAGAGCGCCATTTCAAAATGTTGGCCTGGCTTGAAAACAATGCCAAACATTGCAAAACTTCAGACTATGTGGTTATGTGGAACAATTTGGCTGAGTGGGCAGGGACAGCCGACAGCACTTGGCTAAGAGCAGCAATTATTCATGGTTATAAAGAGGCGCAAGAGCGTGAGAAATGATTGAAAGCATTAAATTATTTCCAACTGTTCAACCGTCTGGTTATCCTGACAAGCACGATCTTGCCCAAGCCAAACTAGAAAAACAGCATGAGGCCAACAGAATTGTTGAGTTAGCCAAACGCAAACAGACTGAAATTCAAGATGTAGGGTTTGAGATTTATTGTAAAAAGGTGGTTCAAGAAAGACTCCGCATGGAGATATTTCAAAATCGCAAGTTAGACATTTATGTGTGAGGTAATATGGAACACAATCCAGATGTGGTGGGAAAGCTGACTTATTCTGTAACTTTAATGGTAGCCGCTACTCTTTGCCTTTCGGTGTTAGGAATGGTGGTTGCTTTTTTACTTGGCTTGTGGGCTAAAGAAGTTGATAACGCAGAGATTTTTTCTATGCTTCATCCAGCGTTTCAAACCATCATTGGTGGCTTTATTGGCCTTTTGGCTGGTGTCAAACTATCGCATGGTGACAGTCACCATAAATGCAGACATTGTGAGGATTGATCATGTTTGAAATTTTATCTGGTGGACTGTTAGGCTCAATCTTTGGTGGCGTGTTTCGTCTTGCCCCAGAAGTCCTTAAATGGCTAGACAAAAAAAATGAGCGTGAGCATGAACTAAATATGTTCAAGTTCCAATGCGATTTGGAAGCACAGCGTGGCGCACAAAAGTTGGCTGAAATTGGCGCACAACGTGAGGCAGCTGTTGATGTGGGCGTGATGGATGCTTTTAATAGCGCTATTCAACAGCAAGCGGAAATGGTCAAAGCAGCGGGTGGTTGGGTTGCTTCTTTATCGGCCTCTGTGCGCCCTGTGGTGACTTATTGGGTGTTGTTTGTGTGGTCATTTATCCATGTGTGGTTTGCCTGGAATGCTTGGCTTGCTGGTGCGCCAGCGACTGAAGTATTTAAAACCATGATGACCCCTGACTTTTCTGCCTTGTTGTCAGGAACAATTAATTACTGGTTTCTTGACCGCACTCTTTCTAAACGTGGTTTATGAACTTAGAACTGGCATCAGCCCTTTGTCGCCAATTTGAAGGGTTTAGGTCTAAACCTTACCTATGCCCTGCGGGAATTCCTACGATTGGTTACGGGTCAACCTACTATTCAGACGGGCGTAAGGTGACTTTAGAAGATGCCCCAATGGATGAGCCAACAGCAAGAGCGTTGCTCATGGTGGAACTAGAGCATACATATTTGCCAGGCGTTCTGCGCAACTGCCCCATTCTTGCAACTGATGAGCGCAAGTGCAACGCAATTGTGGATTTTTGCTACAACCTGGGGACAGGCCGACTGCAAACTTCAACCCTCAAGCGTAAGATTAACGCAGGGGATTGGGAGGGCGCTAAAGAGCAATTGATGTTGTGGACTAAGGGAGGTGGCAAAGTTTTGCCAGGCCTCCTAAAGCGCAGACAAGCTGAATGCGCCCTTATTTCTTAGATTCTTTGACAAACACAGCAAAACTGGCTGCTGTGTCGCCAAATGGAAGCCCTTGGATGCGTTTTGAGGCATCGTCAAGGGCATCGTTCCAACCAGCATCGTAAGCAGCGCATACAGCGTCTATTGCGGCTTCTTGAGCGCCTGTAATGCGAAGCAATGTAATCAAATCATCTTTGTTCATGGTTTTGCCTTAAATGTCGGCCTGTGGTTCGCATGATCCAACAAGCCTGGCAAATCCATTTGTGGCCCATGTCAATCCCGCCCTCTGGCGGTTTGTCCTGGTCACATTTGTTGCAGCATCTGTACGGGTGCAGGGGCTGTTTATCGTTTAGGCCGATTGGATACATTGCCATTCTCTTTCGTTGCGTCCTGAGTTTGATTTGACTTTGTTGCCAGTCAGTTCAATCAAAC